AAGGAGGCTAGACAATGAAGAAGTTTGAAGGATGGAGAACTGAAGAGTTGCAGTTTGTAGCTACAATGTTGGCAGGTAGAGATATGCAGGGATTAATCATGGAAGAAGAACATCTCTATCATGAATTGATTAGAGAGATTAGAAACCGTAGAATCAAAGAAGAGCTATTCCAAATGAAACTCGAAGGTATCGAAGAGGAATAGTCTAGCTTAGAAGGCCAAGATAATCCATTAAGCCTGGTGCTTGCAATCCTATCAACAGATAGAGCAGGCGCTCAAGTCTAGCTACTCTTTGCTCGATGGTAACTTCTCCGGTCATCAAACAAACCCCTTCTGGAAAGAATAACCAGGTAAATCAGTTGTCATCATTCCTGATTTGATAGTTGTCCAGGTTCCTTCCAGATGTTCTTTGTAGAATCTGGTTTCATCCAAACCCCCTCCTTCAATCTTATGTTGTGGGTCCACTGCAGTTAGAATCAAGGCCATGGCTAAAGTACCCCAAAACATTTCTGTTTTCAGTGCACTCAAGAACGAACCTTTGTAAATTCCTTTACTAAGCATCAACTTGGCTTGTCCAGATTGCATGGCAATGTTGAAACCAAAGAAACCTATTCCACCACTAACGGCATCTGGTAAACCTGTATAATGTGCAAACGCATTGTAAACTTCATTTTGTGAAAGTTCTTCAGGTTTACTAATTGGAACAAAGCCAAGACTAGCCATCAGGGTTCCGACCTTTGCTGTGTATAGGCTCGGCGTAGTCTTTCAATGTAGACTAGGTCCTTTTCATGGCCAGTAACCCCACCAATGAGGAAATTACAAGAAGTGATACTGACCCCCTCGCTAGTGCCAACACCTAAAGGAACTACCACCCTAGTAATGTGTAGTCTTTCACTTGCGGTTGGATTACCAGTTCCAAAACTACTGCCGAATAATTGTATCCATGAACCATTAGTAGCACTGTAAGGAGTAAAGTTTCTTGTATTCCCATAAACTACTTCTTGAATATCAAGACCGGGTATAGGGGTTCCTGGGGACGGTGATAAGAACCCATTACCATTAACTGGAAATACTTCATCATCACTAATTCTACGCGTAGTTACCATATCAATAATTGTTGATAAAGCCACACTAGGAGAACCTCCTGATTGTCCATTGTCTTGTACGTCTACAGCTTGACTAAAGAAAGTCAAATCATTTTGAGTGTATCCCCCTAAATCAACATAACCTCGCCAAACAAATACCATGTTTAGACCGGGATGAGCAATGACCTCCCAACCTTCTCCCTGTAATGTGGCTGTATCATTATCAAAGTCAGCATCAATAGTAAACATTGCAGGTACTTGTTTAATCAATTGTCTTGCTCTCATATCTGTTGCCATTACTTAATCGCCTTCCTTGCTGCTGCTGCACATCTTTTGAAACCGTCTTTCTTCCATCCACCGGACTTCTTTTTATATTTGGGTTCCAATCTTTTGAATGCTTTACCATATGCTCTATCTCTTTTCTTAGCTGCTGCTGAACGCTTTCTCTTCTGGTGGGGTTTACCAGATGCTTCAGCAATTAATTGACCTGCAGGATTTAACATTCCCCCTGGTGCTTCTCCAGATTCATAGGCTTCTAGTAAAATCCCCACTGCTAAAGGCAGCAAAGGATGACTATATCCCGATTCTTTTAGGATTTTGACAAGAGCCGACTTACTATGGGCGATGTTAATCACCTTCAATTATCCGCCGCTGTTGATTGAATCGCTACTGCCATCCAGTCTTTAGTGGATAGTTTAACTACTCGGCATTTGATTCTGGCTGTCATATAGAGAAGCTCTGCGGTTGCTTGGCCATCAATACCGCATGTCAAATATACTTGGTCATTGACAACCAAGAAAGCCTCACTTAGAGAAGTAGGGCCAAAGTTATCAGGGTAAAGGTCTTGGGATTCAGAGGATAGGTTTGCACTGTCATCGATGTCAACACGACTTGATGCAATCAGGCTTTGATTGTCTGCTCTAACAAATGCTGTGCCAGGGTTTAGGTCGGTCAATTGCATGCCCAGAGAAGAGTTTCCTACAGCTACTTGAGATATTGCACCACCAAAGTCCCCCCCAATCTGAATAATAAAGTCAACACTTTCTATTGCAATGGCTTGGCCAGTTGGCACATTAACATACGCTGATAGGTCAAGAGTGCCTGTAACTCGGCCTCCAGATGCTGTTGCTACTGGCATCGTTACGGTTTCGGTTAGGTAAAAACTACCTGTCATACTCTTTGTCATGTCTTTTCCGGTATCCGGGGTAGTTAATGAGCATATCGCCGTTATCCGTCCTTATCTTTGTGAGCGAAGCGAACCCATCTCTCTCCCTACCCACCCCCGCCCACCCTACCAATGATAACAACAACCTAATGAAGTTGCTTGACAAAAAACAAAACAATTAATAGTAATCATAGTGTCAGCAGTAATATGACCCGCCGAAATAGAAGAACACAATGCGAGAACCGCTCTACGATAACCGTTTCACTACCTCAGCAGTGCATCATAGCTTTGGATAGATACACTACACAGATAGGAAACAACCGTTCCTTAGCGCTTGAATACATCATCATTGACTGGCAACGAATTATGCAAGACCAAAAGGAGGCTAGACAATGAAGAAGTTTGAAGGATGGAGAACTGAAGAGTTGCAGTTTGTAGCTACAATGTTGGCAGGTAGAGATATGCAGGGATTAATCATGGAAGAAGAACATC